AAGTTCTTGGAGGCCTCGCCGAAGGCGCCGCCCTGGCGCATGGCCGCATCCGCTGCCGACATAGCGGCGCCCGCGTTCGTCGGATCGCCCTTCATGCCGTACATCGACAGGCCGGTGAGCGAGGACATGAACGAGGCCATGGCGCCGACGTCTGGGGCGCTCAGGGATGCGCGCGCCTGCATTGAGGCCTGCGACTGCAGCACCGACAGCACCTCGTCCATCTTCGCCGTCATGCCGCCGCGCTGCACCGCCTCGCCGATCATGAGCGCCATGCGCTTGCTGTCGGTCTCGTTCGAGGTGACGCCCAGGTGGCGCATGGTCGCCATCATCCGGACGGACGCTGCTGGGTCGGTGCCGAAGCCCCGTGCGAAGCCGGCGGCAATGCCAACCTCCTGCCCGAGCCCTTCACCGCCTTGTGCGTTCGCAGTGCGGGCGAACTGCTGCGCCAGCTTGGCTGACTCGTTGTAAGCCAGCCCGAGCCCGTCAGTGAAGTAGCGGACCGACTCACGCAGGTCCTCGAACTCAGTGCTGGTGACGCCGACCGAGCGCCGCAGATCGGTGAAGGTGCCGCCCTCCTCGATCGCACGGCGCAGACCTTCGCCCACCGCCTGACCGGCGCCGCCAAGGAGCTGCGACGCGAACACGCCCACGATCGCGCCAATCGGGCCGCCAGCCACCGCGCCGACACCCGCACCCAGGAGCGAGCCTGCCCCCTGTCCTGCAGCAGCCAGCGCGCCGCCCTCGCCGCCGCCTGAGAGCATGCCACCTGCGACGCCACCCATTGCGCCGGCCACGGCACCAGCGCGCCCACCGCCGACCAGGCGACTGAACGCGCCGCCGTCGCGGGATGCTCCGCCAGGCGACCCAAGGTCAATGCCGACGGTCCGCAGCACCTCAGCCCGACGCCGCTCGGCTTCACGCTGGTCGATCGAATGCGACCGCCAGCCACCGCCCAGCCAGTCATCAAACTCGGTGTCGCGGATCCGGCCGGTACCGCGCGCGCCCGACCGGCGCCAGCCGTCGAATGAGGCCTTTGCGGATTCAACCTGCGCACGCGACAGCTTGATGCCCTCGCGCGACAGCACCTCGTGCGCCCGGGCCGCACGGTGGATATGATCAGCTTGTTCCTTGGCGCTACGGACAACCTGCGAGGCGCCAGTGGACTGGCCGATGGCCTCGAGCACCTTGTCCAGATCTGCCGCGGCCTGAGCCGCCTCTCGGAGCGACGTCGCCGCCGCCCTGCCGACAAGATCCACCTCGGCACCGCCGGCGCGCGCAAGCCGGTCGGCAACGGTCTTGGCCGCCTCTTCGAGCTGCGCAAGGTCGCGCTTGGCCTGCGCAACATCGATGCCGACCGAGCCGGACGACAGCGCATCGTTGATGCGGCGCGCGGCGGCGTCGACTTTCGCAAGCTCGGACTGGACGCCGGAGACGTCGGCGCCGACATCGATCTTAATCCCGGTCATCGATCACCTCCTCCCACTCGTCGCCGCCTTCCAGGCCTTCCAGAATCTCATCGAGGTCAAAGTCGTCGTCCTCGTACTCTTCGCCCTTCCCGGCGTTCTCGAAGTAGTGGTGCGCCCAGAACTCGGCCTCTACCTCTTCCGGCGTCATCTCCAGGAACCGCGGATCTCGCGGCGCAAGGCTGTACTTGCGGCGAAACCAGAAGGCATAGGTATCTGAGAGCTCACGCCCCCGCTGCTTCGCCGCCTTCGCTTGCCGGGCGGCGAAAGGAGTCTTCCTTTTCCTTCAGGGCGAGATAGATCGAGTAGATCCGATCGTCGGCATCCGGCACGGCGATCATGTCCACCGCGGCCAAGTCCCCCCATCCGGGCGGCGCCTCGACGCACAACACCTTGTGGGCAGCAACGATCGCCGCCTGGGTGGCAAGCTCGGGATCCGCTTCACCGACGTCGCGGACCAGCTTCAGGAACTCCGCGCGAATCTTGAGGCGGTCCCCATAGGTTCGGCGGGCAAAGCGGAAGGTGCCGACCTCGGGCACCTCGACGAAGAAATCAGAATCGGCTGGCGAACGCATGGGCTCTCCATCTGCACATAAAGACGTGCCGCGGCGCCCGACAAAGGGTCAGCGCCGCGGCACCGGGAGAACGATTACAGGCCGTAACCCGTCACGTTCAGAGCGTTGAACTGAGCGTTCGAGACGATGATCGCGTGCTTGTTGACCTCCACGTCGCCGGAGGCGAACGAGCAGCCCATGTACTTGCGCAGCTCGGAGCCGTCGTCCTTCGAGAACACGACGATGTCGAACACCTTGCCTTGGAGCACGTCATCGCCGTCGAGCGCAGTGATCTCCGCCTCGCGCATGGCCTCCTTGAACAAGACCATCGACGAAACCGAGATGTTGTGGCGAGCCATGGTCGGGACGTACTCCTGGACATGGATGTCGCCAATGCCACTGGCGGGCTCCGGGCCGTAGTCGTCAGCCATGCGCACGGACTGGATAAGCCCGACCTGCTTGCCGTCGAACTGCACGATCACACGGTTACCCGATCGCGCCTTGAGGTTGATGCTGGCCATTTCTCAGGTCTCCTTGTGGTTAAGCCGAGGCGCTGCCGCTATACGGCACGGCATAGATGGCGATCGGGATGTAGTTGACCGGGATGACCGGCGAGCACTGGAACTCCACGCGCAGCACGTCCCCCTCGAGGGCGGCCGTGATGCCTTTGTAGGCCGGGTTCGCGTCGTCACCTACCAGCACGCCCGGCCCGATCGGCTCGGGGCGAGCCAGCTCGCGCAGCGTCGAATCGACGCGAGACACAGCCTCGGAGAGCAGCGTGGGCGTACCCTTGGCGCCGCGCAGCGGATCCAGGATGTTGCGCACGTTGCGGGACACGAAGTCCAGCGCGACGCCGACGGAGACCTCGACGCGGTTGTAGTTCGTGTTCACCAGCCAGGTGGTGATCGACTTCACAACCTTGTAGCCACTGGGGGTGTCTTCGACGCACAGCACGCCGCCGTTGATCAGGCGGTCGGTATCGGTCGGGTTGCGCAGCTTGCGCTCCAGGCCACGGACCTTGATCGACTTGTTCGTCAGGGCGGTCCCGGGGTTCACCCCCGAGAACATGCCGGCCAGCAGCGCGGCCATCAGGTACGGCGGATACAGCGTCAGGGCGCCGGCCGCGTTGTAGTCGTAGTAGCCCAGATGGACGTAGCTAGTGCGGTCGTTGTTGAACGACTTTGCCGCCTCAATCGCTGCATCATCGGTGGCGCCGATGTCGCCGCCCACGATGCAGCGACGCTCCATTCGGGCCACGTTGCTCATGTACGAGCAGTGGGTGTCCGCCATGGCATGGATCGAAGGCTCGGGCGAAACCGGGACCACCCACTGCACATCCTCCGTCTGCAGCGCATCGAAGCCGGCCTGCCATTCCGTGTTGGTCACCGAGCCATCGGTACCGCCCGACAGGTAGGTAAAGGGGATGTTCGCCGGCGCGGCGGCGCCGTTGGTTGCACGAGCGGCCGAGATGAACCCTTCGCCCTGGCTGTTGAACCAGTCGACGACGGCCTGCAGGTCGGCACGAACGGTGAACTTGGCGGTCTTCACGTTCTGGTTCGTGGTGAAGTCCAGGCCGTTGAGCGCGGGCTTCTCGGTGTTGCCGTCGAGCACCGTCGCCGTGAAGCCCCCGACTGCGTTGATTCGATCGACCAGGGAGCCGATGGTCTTGTAGTCGTTGAGGTCAATCGGCGTCGAGGTGGCGCCGGCAGTCAGGCTCACCGACGCCGCGGTAATGCCGATCGTGGCGGAGAGTTCGGCCCCGGTGTACTGGATCTCGAATGCACGACGCCCCACGTTGTCCGCCGAGTAGTAGTCGGCGCCGAACTGCGTGGTCAGCTTCTTGCCAGACACAGAGCCCGACTCGACCTTCACCTTGATCTGATTCGTGAAGGCGCCGTAGCCCTCGGAGGTGAGGATGACCGCATCGATCGCCTGGGTGTCGCGCAGGGTCAGCGACGAGCGCAGTGCGGGATTGACGCGCACCGCGATCACGGTGGCCGGACCGGCGGTCTGGGCCGACGGGTCGAATGCCTTTTCCACTGCACGCAGCAGATCACCGTCCCGCAGCACGGCGCGTGCCTCGGCGGCAGAGCCGAAGCGCAGCGCCTTGGCGGGCTCGCCGCCGACAGACTTGCCGATCAGCGCCACGACGTTGCCGACCGACAGGTTGCGGTTGTACATGGCCGAGTCATCGACCACGCTCATGGTTGCCGGGCTGACCCACAGCCGGCCATTGAAGAACACAGGCATGGCT